GCAGTTAAGCCACTACTAAGTAAGTATGCTTTAGCACTAACTATCTCTGATGAGATAAAAGAACTAGGAGGTATATTGTTTGCAGAAGCAACAGTTACATTAGGAGATATGGATGCAAAGGTTAGCGTACAAGCACAAGCAGGTATAGACCCTAGTAGAAAAGGAATGGACATAGCACAATCATTTGGTAGTAGTTCATCTTACGCAAGAAAGTATGCATTAAATGGAATGTTCTTAATAGACGACACTAAAGATGCTGATGCTACTAATACACACGGTAAAGGTGCTAAGTCAGAAGAACCAACTAAATGGTTAAACGAAGGTACACCAGAGTTTCCTAAAGCACAAAAGTGGTTAAAGGATGGAGGAGATATCGAAACACTTAGAACTAAGTACAAGATTAGTAAAAAAGTTGCAGAGGCTTTATTAAAATAAATATCCGATGTGTCTACGGATTCTTTTAGACACAAATTTAAACAATTATAATATGAGTGCATTAATTAATGTTAGTATCAACTTAGACAAGTTGCCTAAACAAAAAATCGTAAAAGGTAAAACAGGAAACTTTTACAACTTTACATTATCAGTAAATGACGATACCAATCAGTATGGTCAGAACGTTTCAGTATTTGATTCTCAAACTAAAGAAGAGAGAGAAGCTAAGAAGTCCAAAGACTATCTAGGGAATGGTCAAGTTGTATGGACTGATGGTAGTTGTACAAAGGCAGTTTTCCAGTCTAAGGAGAACAATGTTAAATCAAGACAAACAACCGTTTCAAACGATTTGCCATTTTAATTTATTGGGGAGGTGTAAAAGCTTCCCCTTTTTTATTACAATACTATGGAAGCATTTGACGAAGAATTAAATGAGTACTACAATTCCTTAGAGGAAAGTAGTGAATGTATGGAGTGTGGCATAGAGGTACAGCTTGGTAAAAGATACTGTTGCTTTAGTTGTCTAGATGCATCAAACAGATAAACAAACAAATCAATATGAATACAGAAGATATAAACGAAAAAGAAGCGCATAGAATGGGTATGCAAAGACTTGAAGAAGACGCTTTAGTAAACATAGCTGAAGAAATAAAAGAGCCACCAATAGCAATATCCTGTGGAGAAGTAACTATGACTACTATAAAAGGCAATACAACTTACATAATACCTTTAGCCACTTATGGTAACTTTAGCTTTATACAAGCACCTCCTAAAAGTATGAAGACCTACTTTGTAAGTTTACTGGTAAGCACATATCTAAAAGACAGTAATAAGTTTAGTGGACACATAAAAGGATTAAGGGATAAGAGAAGGGTCATACACTTTGATACGGAGCAAGGCAGGTATCACGCACAAAAGGTATTTAGAAGACCTGTAGATATGAATGCAGGAGAGATTGATGATGACTATCACACTTATGCTTTAAGAAAGATGTCTTATACAGAAAGAATAGATTTTATAGAATACATACTAACTGATAAGCTACAGTCTAAGAATATTGGACTAGTTGTCATTGATGGAATTGCTGATTTAGTTTCGGATGTAAATAATATTACAGAGTCTTCTGAGATAGTACAAAGGATTATGAGATGGACAGCAGAGCATAACTGCCATATCATTACAGTTATACATAGTAACTTTGGGTCAACTAAACCCACAGGTCACTTAGGTTCTTTCCTTGAGAAGAAGACGGAGACACAGATACAACTAGAGAAGAATACACAGAACAAGGGATGGGTTACTGTTAGCTGTAAAAGAAGTAGAAGCTTTTCTTTTGATGACTTTAGCTTTAAAGTTAACGAGGCAGGTTTACCAGAAGTAGTAGATACATCATATTTAGACGATATAATATAATGTCAGAGTTAAAACTTATAGTGCCTTTGTTTGTAGAACTACCTAAAAAAACAAAGAAGAATGTAAACGTTTGGCTTAATATGAACAGGTTTATGAACTTACATCACATTATGAAGAACAATGCTAAAAAAGTATTCTTTGAGGTAATGAGAGACCAGTTAGAAGGTGTTAAGATAGATACACCTGTTAATATAACTTATCAGTTATTTAGCCCAGACAGAAGAAAAAGAGATAAAATGAATGCGATAGCTGTTGTGTCTAAATTTCTATTAGATACCATAACACACTATGGTTGCTGGGAAGATGACAATGATGACTTTGTTAAGACAGAGACATTACTACCTACAGAATACGACAAGGGTAATGGTAGAATAGAAGTTATAATTGTTAATAACTTTTAATTATTATATTTTTATTTTGTCATATATTTATGTATGACTAAGAATGAGTTATTAGCAGAGCTTTACAAGAGCCACAAAAAGTGGGTTGGACTGGCTGTTAAGTTTGTAGGCTCTAATATGTTTGCTGAAGATTTAGTACAAGAAGCATATTTAAAAATACACAGGTCTTTAAAAGACGTTAATAAGATTTTAAACGAAGATAACGGAATACGATTCGGTTACTTCTACAGTACTTTGTTTAGTGTTTGTATTGATTATAAGAGGGTAAAAGGTAAGCAGCCTCTCGTTGAATATGATGAGGTTGTTTACTCTTACCAAGTTATAGATGCTTTTGACATTAAGGAAAATTATGCCTTCCAGAACTTAATGGATAGTATCGACAAAGAGATAAAGCAATGGCATAGGTACGATATAATGTTTACGGACATTTACTACAAGACAGATATATCTCTAAGAGGTTTAGAGAAAGAAAGCAAATTCATAGACGAGGATGGTAATCAGTATAAAGGCATAAGCCTAACTTCGCTATACAATACATCCAAGAACTGCAAGAGAAGACTAAGGGATAAGTTTAGTGAGGATGCTCAAGATTACTTTAACGGAGACTACGACAAATTATTATAACTATGGAAGAATTTAAAGGAGATAAAAGAACTAAAGCTTACAAAGAATGGAAGGCTAAGTTTGAAAAAGAAAACGCTAACAAGTCTAAAGGACTCGGAGACACTGTAGCTAAGATAACAAAAGCAACAGGTATAAAAGATGTTGTTAAGTTTGTCGCTGGAGAAGACTGTGGTTGTGATGAGAGACAGGAAAAACTAAATGAACTTTTTAAGTATAGAAATGTTGAGTGCTTAACAGAGGATGAGTACGAGATACTTGCCAAGTACTTTGACAATGACACTAGAATGTACGATAGGTTTGCTCAAAAAGAATTGTTTGCAATAGCTAATAGAATATTTAAAATAAGGATAACAGGATGTATATCTTGTGCATTTAAAAGTAAGGTGCTAAGACCTTTAATGTCAGTTTACACAACATACAAATAGATATGAGTTTCTTAAAGGGTAATATAGGAGAAAGTTTATGGCTTGATGAATTGTCTAAGACACATACAGACATAGAGAAAGCACCAAACAAAAAGTTTTACGATTGGGATATAAAAGCTAAGTATAAAGGTAGTGAGGTTACCTATGAAGTTAAGTATGACTCTAGAGGTTACTACTACGCAGATAGATACTCAAGACCTGTTAACCTATACATAGAGTTCTTAAATACAAAGAAGGGAGAAGATAGTGGTATCATTGCATCCAAAGCAACATACTATGTTTACATCCTTAAAAGCTTAGAAGGTGTAGAGACTGCTTATGTATTTAAAAGACTGGACCTGCTTAACTACCTAAGAAACAATGATGTTAAGGTTAAAGGTAATAGCTTTGGAGGAGATAATAATGCTAAAGGATGGACACCTCCACTAAACTCACTAGAACATCTAATTGTAAAAAAGATAAAGTTTATTTGATTTAACAAATAATATTACTATATTGCAGTTCATTTAAATACAATCATTATGAAAAATATAAAACTGCTAAACGGAGATGAGTTCAAAGTATCTGATATTATACCTAAGATGTATGATGATTCTTTTTACTATGGGTACTTAGGTCAACACGCTTTGTCATCATCATCCTGTAAGAAATTAATAGAATCTCCTAAAGCATACGCAGCATCACTTACCGAAGGTTCGCCAGATAGTCAAGCACTTAGAGATGGTAGGCTAACACACCTATGTGTACTAGAACCACATAGACTTGATGAGTTTACATTTGTGGATGGAACTAAAGCTAGTAAGAGTTTTAAGTTAACTGCTGAAGAGTTAGGTAAAGATTTGGTTTACACTAACCTAGAACTTAACAAGGCGCAGAAGATAGCTAAAGCTGTGTTGGCTAATAAAAAAGCTGCTGCTTTACTAAGTGGATGTGAGTTTGAGATACCTGCAATAGGAGAGTTTATGGGATTACCATTTAGAGGTAAGGCAGATGCAAAGAAGGGTACAACTATCATAGACTTAAAAACTACAGCTAACATTCGAGACTTTATGTACTCAGCTAATAAATATAGTTATGACCTACAGGCTGCTTTATACTTAGACTTGTTTGATGCAACTGACTTTATATTCTTAGTGGTAGATAAAAGAACTTTGGATGTAGGAGTCTATACTATTACAGCAG